TTCAGCAAATCGAAGCAGAATACACAACGGTGGTGTTGACCTGCTTTGGGACGGAAGGATTTGAGGTTCCATATCTCGCACAGGCGACAGATGGAAAGTATGTGTATTCTTGTCAGGATGTGTACCTTCCCATTGAAGCATCCCGCTCGAACGTCATAGGGATAAGGCTTGCGTCCACATCAATCGTTGCAGGAACGGAGTACATTCTTACGATTGACGATGATGTACAAACATATACTGCGACAGCTTCGGACACCGTGACAAGCGTTCTGAGCGGTTTGATGGCGTTGTTTTCATTCGACGATAGGACGATGGAAAACAACAATGGCGTTCTCATGATTCGAATGAATGACTCAAGAAAATCCATGGCTGTATACGTGAATTCTGCAATGAATATCACGATTGTCGCTTCTCCGTTCAATTTCAAATGCGACACAGCAGGAGCGATTGACCCGAACATTGGAACCATCACGCAGATAGTCACGTCATATGCGGGATGGAACAGCGTAGAGAACGACGCACCTGCTGCCGTTGGCAGAGACGCGGAAACGGATAATGCTCTACGCGCTCGTTGGAGCAGAAGCGTTTATAACCGTGCTTCTTCGATGGTAGAAGCCATCCAAGCGGCGCTCTATAACGTGGACGGTGTCAGCGTTGCTGTCGTATACGAGAATGCGTCAAATGATACGGATGCGGATGGAAGGCCACCGCATAGCATCGAGGCTATCGTCGATGGCGGTGATGGCATTGATATTGGGAAGGCGATATGGACTCACAAGGCGGCAGGAATTGACACGTATGGTAGTGAGAGTGCAGTTACATACGATTCGCAGGGCGTGGCTCATACGATGTATTTCAACCGTCCGACGCAGGTTCCTGTATACCTTCACATTGAGATTACGGAGAATCCCGAGAAGGCTCTTTCTTCGGCGGCTGTCGTCATTATCAAGCAGGCGCTTGTCGAGAAGGGAAATGCTCTTGGAGTAGGTAAGGATGTTATCTTGCAGTCGTTTTTCTGCACGATTATGACGGCGGCTTCGAACGCAGTAGGGTATATACAAATGACAGCATCCACGGACGGAACAACGTATTCAACGAGCAACGTGATTATTTCGCCGAGAGAAGTCGCCACGTTCGCAGAAAGCAATATTGTTGTTGAAGTCGTTACGTAAGGGGGTGATGAGATGGCAGAAGGAACGATTGAATTGATCATGAACAACCCGACCGCTGGATCGCAGGATGGGCAGATTGTTTCCGAGCGGAGTCAGCAATTCCCGGTGACAGCAATTGTGAATACGCAAACGGCGAACTTCACAATCTTGAAAATGGCGCTTCGCTGTTCTCCGGGATTCCAGACCGTTGGGACAACTCTCCTTTCGTTCAGTGGTGCGACGGCGGCAATGTGGCAGGTGGCGCCGGACGATTGGTACGTTGACGAAAACGCTGCAGAGGCAGCGACCTACACCGATACCATCCAAATTGATGATGTGATTGGCGATACAAACTACATCATTTGGTTCAAGGTTTCTACAGATGGCACAGAAGGCGCGGTCGTTGATACATCGGTAGTCGTGAATCTCTATGGGAATACCGTTCCCGCGTGAGAGGGGGCGGGTGAATGAGTGTAGATGATAAGTTTCTTGCGTTCTGGTTGCAGAACAACATGAAGCCTTTCGATGTCGGAAGGTGGCGCGATTATGGCGAAGTGTACCGTCAGTTTTCGACGAAGCTGACCATCATCAATCCCGTATATGACTCCATGTTTCTTGGGTTTGAAGGACAGCCTATCGCGAAGCCCTTCGACGTTGGAAGGTGGCGCGACTACGGCGAAGTGTACCGCGAATTTGATACGAAAAGGTACGTCGCCAACGTCATAGATAACCGATACGGAACAAGGAGAATCGTTCTCGATCCACAGCCAGAACCTGATCCGTATATTGACCATGTTGAGAGGATGCGACAGCATCTAATTTCGGAATTCCAGTGGGATGTTATCAACGAAGAAATCTACGATGATAAACCTGTTTTGCGTTCTATTCTTACTGGAATTGGGCAAGAACTTGACGAACTCGACAAGGCGATTCTAGCGCTCAATCGTGACAGGTTTCTGGACACCGCAGAAGGGAAACAGCTTGACGGAATCGGAGAGATTGTAGGTCAGGACAGAGAAGCGAAAGAAGCCCTGGCATTGCGGTTCTTCGGGTTCCTTGGGCAACCTAGCATAGGAGGTTTCGGTGAAGAGCGCTTCCGTGATGCTGACGAAATTGCGCTTGCCAGTTATTTTCTTGGAGATGCAGAGTATAGGATTGCATTGGCACAAAAAATCATGGTCAACATTGCAGGAGGTACGGCCGAGGACACGATTCGGAGTTTGAAGTATATCTTCAATGCTCCTGTTGTGTTTTTAGAAGAAACTGGAAACGCAAATATCGCCGTAGCCATCGGTAAGGTTTTGACCACAAACGAGATTCTTTTGGCTAATGCCATTGGCGTTGTTATTCGCGCCGGTGGCGTTGGCTTGAAGTACAAAACGTTCTTCTCATTTAATCATTATTTTGGTTTCTTGGGACAGCAGAACGCGAAGGGATTTGGTGTCGGTGCATTTGCCGACACGTTCTAAAAAAAAGGAGTGATATTATGCCGGGTCCGAACTATGATTTGATTTGGGCGCAAAATTCCCCACTGACACCCTATGAATTCTCCGATGCAGAGTATCTTGAGGGATGGAACACGGTTGGTAGTACGCCTCCCGCAAGAACCATGTTTGACGCATTGCAGAGGCGCGCTGATTTGAAGGCGCAGGATTTGAACACCCGCGTTGCTGACATTGAACAATCATCAGGCGGTCAGCAGAGGCAAGAAGGTCAGGCATACCTTGCAGGGGATTACTGCACGACCTCCGCACTTCCCACAGGCTGGTATTTAAAATGCATCGTCGCTGGCAATACTTCCACAAGCGCGCTCGTCATTCCGTCGCCGAAGGTTGGCGATGTGGTGGTTGACGGCTCCGTAACGTGGCAGGTACTGAACTGGCCGTATGGTCAGAATGTGTTGACACGCTCAACACCTTATACCGTTGGCACCGTCGTTTATAATCCGAATCTTGCGGGTGGAATGTATCTTACTTGTACTACATCTGGAACGACAGCGACGCAAGAACCTACAGCTGCTTTGATTGTTGCAGTCGAAGGAACGCAGATTACAGACGGTACTGCCATATTTACTGCACATTCCATAGATTCTGTGAGCAACATTGGGCCATATATTGCGTCGGCTCCTACGTATTACCAGCGTGAATCTTTGTTTATTCCGAACAAAACGACGGTTACGATTTCGCCGTCTATGATCAACATAGATGATTCCGGGTACCAATTGACAGAAAGCGTTACATTAGACCTTTCTGCATCTGCTTCTTGGGATAATATCGCATACGTCGCAGGTTCCGCGAGAGCAGGGAAAGACTTTTATATTTATGCGTGCAAGCCTTCTGGAAGCAGTACGATTCCGACATTTGTCCTTTCGGCGAACAGCACGGTTCCAACGGGATATACCGCTACAGATTCCCGAAAAATCGGCGGTTTCCATTGCTTATGCGTTGATGTCGGCGTTATCGGCGGGCACACATTAAGCGGGTATGTTGCGGGAGATATTCTCCCAGCGTCCGTATGGGATTTGAAGCATAGGGCATTGAGCGAGAACGAGGGCATGGTTTGGGTGGATGGAGTAGGTATCTGGGTAGATATCTATCTGCCATCATGGAACGGTTCTAAGCTGGTTTCTTCATACGGCGCGGTAGTAGCTGACGGAGCATCTTCAAAGAAGTTCCACGGCGAATTGTTCGCTGAAACATTTGGATTGATCGGAAAGAAATTGATCAGCAGAGACGCCTTCCTTGTGGCAATGAAAGGTTCAAATGAACAAACGAATATCAGTGGCTCTGCTGACCCGAACACAACAGGCGGACATGTAGATACAGCAAACCGTAGAATGATTTCAAGCTACGGTATTGAGGACGGATGTGGAGCGTACTGGCAATGGGCAGAAGATCAGTATGAATATTATCCTGGTGCAGCGTGGAGAAATAACAGCCTGTATCTGGAAGGATATGCTTGGCAGCAGAGAAGCGTGTATGAATCTTCAGTAGATTCACAAGGTTATGGCTCTGCGTCTGGGCTGTTGCGTCGGGCGGTTCTTGGTGGCGACTGGGGCAGTGGCGCGTATTGCGGGTCGCGTTGCGTCCATTGCAGCCATTTCTCGTCGAGCGTCGTTGCCAGCATTTCCGCGCGGGGCGTTTCCGAGCCTCGATGTGCCGTATAACTCATAAAGCGATAAAACTTTGGTATCTGCGTTAGCAGATACCACGAAACAGGAGATAACGCCACACGGGCGTTTTCTTTGGCTGGTATGCCATTAGTCGCTCTGCGAATGGGCTGTTACGTCAGGCGATTCTCGGTAGCAACTGGGACAATGGCGCGAATTGCAGGTCACGTTACGTCAATTGCAACAATTTCTCGTCGAACGTCAATGCCAACATTTCCACGCAGGGCGTTTCCGATACTGGCGGTAAAGCTGGTATAGAGCTAAACCATCAGGCTGGGCATATCGGCCACGGCGAAAGCCGAAATACACAACATGGGTT